CCTCTCTTAAAAAAACCGACCCCCGTCAATCCGTCGACGGTCCCGCAGGTACACGATATCCGCCTCAAACGCACCAACAAAAAAGGGAAAGTGAAACTGTGCGCGGTCCCGGGCGAGGAATTTTTGATTGGCGCGACCGTCAATCATCCGCGCGATGGTTTTACCGCGCACCGGGTCAAACGGACCATTTCATACATTACCCAGCATTACCCCGACGTCGACACGGAGGAACTATCCAGCGATGACGTTATCGCAGGTCCGAACGCGACCGGGCTGGGGCGCGATGCGCGCTACGCGCTACAGGGCGGGCGCGGCAATACCGATTTTTACCGCGACGAACGCGGCGACGGCGACCCGTCGATGCGCGAAATCTGGGTAACGGAATGCTACCTGCCGATTGACGCGGACGGCGACGGGATCGCGGAATGGCGCAAAATTACCCGCGCCGGAAATACCATTCTGGATAACGAACCAATCGACGGGCCGCCATGGGCGACCCTTTGCCCGGTTCCTATCCCGCATATCTTTTTTGGACGCAGCGAGGCGGATTTAGCCATGCCTGCGATGAAAACAAAAACCATGATTCTGCGGAACGCGCTGGATAACCTGTCATTCCAGACGAACCAGCGCACGTTCGCAGTCGAAAATCAGGTCAACATGGATGACCTGCTGACGAACCGCCCGGGCGGCGTCGTGCGGGTCCGGCAGGCGGGCGCAGTCGGCGCGCTGACGACCGGCGCGAGCGACCCGGCAGCGGCGATGCAAATGCTGCAATACGCGGACGACCAGAAACAGGACGCGACCGGGGTCACGAAATACACGCAGGGCAGCGATAGCGACACGCTGAATAAGACCGCGACCGGGCTACAGAACATTACGAATCGCGCGGATATGCGGGTCGAACTGATCGCGCGGATTTTCGCGGAAACCGGCGTTAAAGACCTGTTTTGGCTAATGCTGAAACTGGCGGCCCAGTATCAGGACAAGCCCGAAGTTATCCGCCTGACCGGGAAATGGGTACAGGTCGACCCGCGCGAATGGGTCAATCGGTTCGACATGCAGGTTAATGTCGGGCTGGGCACTGGGAACAAAGATACCGCAGTCGGGCATTTGACGACGATTCAGCAGCTACAGCAACAAGCGATGCAGGCGGGCTACTGTACGCCTAAGAATATGTATAACGCGGCCTGTAAGCTGGTCGCGGTTCTGGGCTTTAAAGACCCCGACCAGTTTTTCACCGACCCGGCGAAAATGCCCCCGGCGCCCCCGCCCCCGCCAGACCCGACTATCGCGGCGACGCAGGCGCAGACGTCGGCAGCGATGCAGATAGAGGACGCGAAAAACAAAACGAAGCAATCGGAAATCCTGCTACAGAACAAACTGGACGGCGAAAAGGCGCAGAAAGAGGACGACCGCGACCGCGACAAGACAGCCGCGACGCTGGCGATACAGCGCGAGGAATTGCTGTTCAAGTATGGCGTCCATCCCCTCTACGAAGGGATAACGTTTATCAGCGCGTTTAACCAGACTGAACAGGCCGTAGGCGGCCAGCAAATCGCCCGACCCGGGGCCGCGCAGTTCGCGGGCGTCCCGGGCGCCCCGTCGATGACCGCAGGGGCCATGCCCCCGGCAGGTCCCCCGACGGGTCCCCCCGCAGGTCCCGGCGCGGGCGGTCCGCCCCCGGGTCCGCCTGTCACCAATCCATTAGGTAGCGGCCCATGAACCCCCATGCAATGACGCGCGACGACGAACGGGCCCGCCTCGCGGAACTGGAGCGCTACGAACAGGCCCGCAGTTTGTTGGAAAACCCGCTATTTCAGGGGGCATTCGAAACCGTCGAACGGGAGCTAATGCAGCGATGGAAAACGGACGCGAGTTTAAGCCCGGACGGGCGCGAGAAAGTATTTTTGATGGTAACGCTACTGGGGCAGGTCCAGCTAGTGATACGGGAACACATGGAAACGGGGCAGATGGCCCGCGTCCAGCTAGAACGGGACCGCACACTGCGCGAGCGCGCCGCGAATGGTCTGCGTTCAATGACTGGCTCCAAAGCCTAGAACAGGACCTAGAGGATAACGACCTCTGGATAACCGGCCTGTGGCATCCCGAAGCCCCGAAAGGCGCGCGGCGCGTGCGCAACGGCCATGCAGCCGTGACCCATAGAGGGCCCGCAGCGGTCAAACTGAGCGATGGAAAGACGATTGTAGTGTAACGCTAGAGTTACCTAGTGCAACTTAGCGTAACACTAGGGACTAAACCAAGGTATCTAACCCGTAATGCGTTCGACGCATAACCCGGGCGATACCTTTTTTTTTGGGGTTTTCAATCATGGGCGAAGTTACGGAACTGGGCGACGCGTTTGGCGCGGTCGAAAAGGAAGTCACGACCAAGGGCAAAGGGGCCCCGCGCGGCGGCGACTACGGCAAGTCGGCAGACGAGAAACGCGCGCAGGCATCCGGGCAGGCGTCGGGGCAGGCGTCCGCGAACGGCACCGATAAGGGCGCGGCAGCGGACAGCGGCGACCCGGAACACGACGCGCTATTAGCGCGCCTCGCGCACGACGAGGACGGCGACGACGACGACGAGGCGCGGGCCCATGAAACGCCCCCCGGCGACGACGATAACGACGACGACGACGACGAAACCAAGGACCAGCCCAAAGCGGGCGAACCGCCCCTGACCGTCGAATTAAAGGTCAATGGCGAAACGCAAACCCTGACCTTTGACGAATTGAAAGACGCGGCCAGCAAGGGGCTATCCGCGAACCAGCGCTGGCAGCAGGCCGCTACAACCCAGAAACGGGCTAGCGACCTCGCAGGCCAGCTATCCGCAGAACGCGCGCAGGTCGCCCAGCTATTGGCGAACGTCCAGAACCATATGCGCGCCGTGATTCAGTCCGAAACCCCCAATCTGGACGAACTCGCAGTAACCGACCCTGCGGCATGGGTTCGACAAAAACACCTGCTGGAACAGCGGCAGCAACATATCCGCGATGCAGAGGCGGCTGCGGCCTACCTCGCACGTCAAGAAATGTCGCAGCGGCAAAGCCAGCAGGGCCAGTTTCTCGAAAGCCAGTACGAAAGGGTATTAGAGGCACTACCGGATTTCCGCGCCCCTGAAAAGGCGCGTGCGGCTATCGGTCGAATCAATACGCTGCTCGCGGACGTCGGTTTTTCCAATCAGGAAATCGAAGGTATCGCAGACCATCGTATCGTCAAGCTACTCCATACCGCAGTCGAAAACGCGGACAAGGCAGCGAAATACGACCAGCTACGGGCAAAGGCGAACGCGGCTAAAAAGCGCGTCGAAAACCTGCCGCCCGCGCACGTAGAGGAACCCGGCATGCGCCAACCGAAAGCCAATCTGCGCGCGGAACAGCGACGCCGCGACGTCAAGCGCTGGGAATCTAACCCGAACGTCGATAACCTCGCGCGCCTCTTTTGAACTGGGAGTAATCAGCATGCCTGCAAATGTTTATACGACCACGCAAGCGGTCGGAAACCGCGAGGACCTGATCGACAAGATTTTTCGGACCTCGCCAACCGATACGCCATTCGTTTCCCGTATCGACCGAATCGACGCGGACGCGGTTTTCCACGAATGGCAGACCGACAAACTACGCGCGCCAAACCCGAACAATGCGGCCCCGGAAGGCGCGGACGCGACCTACGCGGTACAGGCCCCGACCGTGCGTATTGGCAACCGCTGCCAGATTTTTACCGACACGTTCAGTATCAGCGGAACCCAGAACGCGGTCCGCCATGCGGGCGGCCCGGAAACGAACCGGCTGAAAGCAAAAAAGGCTATCGAAATCAAAAAGGATATCGAAGCGGCGGCAATCGCGAACGCGGCGACCCAAGTCGAGGACGCGACCCATAACCGCAAACTGCGCGGGCTGAATGGCTGGATTGCGACGAATAACAGTCTGGGCGTGGGCGGCGTCGCGCCGGACCCGAAAAATAACGTTCCGCCAGTCCCGGGAACCGCGCGGGTTTTTTCGGAAGCCTTGTTAAAGGATGCGATTCTGAAAGCGTACACGGCAGGCGGCGACGTGCGTTTTGCAATCATGGCCCCGTATCTTAAACAGGTCGCGTCGACCTTTGACGGGAATGTCGTCCGCCAGCAGGATATCGACGGCGACCGTAAGCCTACGTTGCAGACCGCCTACACGTTTTATGGGTCCGATTTCGGCGTTATCGAAATGGTCCCGGACCGCTGCATGGCGGGCGGCATCGATAACAATATCTACGGCATCGACCCGGACTATTGGGCGGTCGCGACGCTGCGCGGGTTCGAAACCGACGAGATGGCGAAAACCGGCGACAACGTTAGTTACATGATGGTTACGGAACTGACGCTAGAGGCGCGCAATGAATCGTCCTCGTTCGCGGTCCGCGACCTGATCGCGACTGGCCCGTAACCCGCACGACGGCGAGGATAGCCCCCAGCAATGGGGGCTTTTTTTATCATGCAGCGACGCGACATTTATAAATCGGATAACGAACTGGGCGTCGTGATTGAAACGACGCTCTGGTTTCCCGGCATGCTGGACTACCTCGCGCATTTGCGTAACACCTATGCGCGCGCCGGAAAACCGCAAGACTTCCGGCTGCTGGCCCATATCGACGGAAAACTGATAGAGGACTGGTGCGCGAAACATCGCTACACGTTCGACCAGTTCACGCGCGACGACAAGATACGGGCTGAAATGCTGAATGACCCGGATATGAGCGCGTTTCGTATCTGGCGGGGGCGGGTATGAGCATTCGCAACTACAGCGAGCTACAGACGAGCATCGCGGGCTGGCTCAAACGCACCAATCTAAGCGACCAGATACCCGATTTTATTACGCTGGCAGAGGCAGGTTTTAACCGCGTCCTGCGGGTCCGCCAGATGGCGGCGACCTATTCGCGCACGACCAATCAGAACACGGTCGCGCTACCGGATGATTTTCTGGCAGCGGAAAAAATCCAGCTAGACGGCCAGACGCTGACCTATATCGAACGCTATTCGGCGAATTCGAAGGACCTAGGCGAAGCGAGCGGGAACCGCTACACGATGATTGGTAGCCAGCTATGGATTCTGTCGCGGGTTACGGACGCGAGCGTTTTAACGGTCGACTACTACCAGCGCCTGACGCCACTGTCGGACGACGAGCCCCAGAACTGGCTGATAGAGGACGCCCCGGACGCGTACCTGTACGGGTCGCTGATGCAGGCGGAACCGTACCTGAAAAACGACCAGCGCGTCGCGATATGGTCCAGCCTCTACGGCCAGATTATCGACGCGATGATGAGCGCGAACGCGAACGCGCGAACCTCGGGTAGCGCGCTGGCGATGACCGCAGCCTAGGGGGACGACATGCCAGCGCCCGCGTTCTATTCGCTAAAAGGGTTTGCGCCGGACCCCGACCCGACGACGCCCGGAATCATTACCGATTGTTCAATGATGGTTCCGACCGTTAAAGGCATGAAAGGCGCGGCGTCGATGGTCGCCACGCAATTACCGGCACTGCCGAAACAGAGCATAGGCGCGGCGACCGTTCAGCTACTGTCAGGCACGTTGCGCGCGTTCGCGGGCATGGCGGACAGTATCTACGAATCAATCAGCAATACATGGACCGACGTCACGCGCCGGTCGCTGTCGGCGGAACTGTTCGCGGGCGGCGACCCGTTAAACGCGCGTATGGGCGAAAGCGTACTGGTCGCGGGAACCCCGATACCGTACCGGTCGACGGTTGATAATACATGGCGGTTCGCCCAGTTCGGCAACGTGTCGTTAGCGGTCAATGGCGCGGACCCAATCCAGCAGTCCGCGACCAGCGGCCCGTTCGCGGACATACCGGGCGCGCCCATGGCGGAACTGATCGACGTCACGCAGGGCTTTGTTTTCGTCGCGAACGTCAACGATGCGACCTATGGGGAACGGCCCGACGGCTGGTGGTGTAGCGGTATCTACGACCAGACTATCTGGACCCCGTCGATAGCGACCCAATGCGTGACCGCGCGGCTGATCGATACCCCCGGCGAGATAACCGCCTGCCGCGCGCTGGGGTCGAACATCATTCTATACAAGGGCAATAGTTTCTATCTGGGAACCTATCAGGGCCCCCCGGTCGTCTGGGGTTTTACGGTCGTATCGAACCAGATAGGCGTCCTGTCGCAGGAAGCGGTTATCAGTATCGGGACCGCGCATATCATCTGCGGCAATGACAATTTTTATATCTATGACGGCACGCGCCCGCTACCGATTGGCGACGACGTTAAAGAATGGTTTTTCGCCAACCGGTCGCCCGCAGCGCTCTATCGCATGCGGTCGATGCGCGACGCGCGAAACAGCCTCTGCTACTGGTTTTTCGTATCGGTCGATTCGCTGGACCAGAAAACGCTGGACCGGGGGCTGGTTTTCAATCATCGCGCGAACAAATGGGGACGCGCGGACTACGTCATAGAAAACCCGTTCGAACAGGTTACGGGGCAGATGACCTACGACAGTCTGGGGACGTTCTATCCGACATGGGACGCGCTGCCCAGCGTTTCGTATAACAGCCCGTTCTGGGTTCAGTCCTCGCGCATTCCGGCGGTAATCGACACGTCGCATAAGGTCCAGACGCTGACCGGCGCGACCGTGTCCTGCGGACTACGAACCGGCGAATTTGGCGACGACGAAATCTATACGGACCTGCAATACGTCCGTATCCGCTGCGTACTGGACCCAATCAGCGCGTCGATGGTCACGCGGCATCGCTACACGCTGGGTAACACCAAAGACGAACAGACCGTGTCGACCGTCCTCTACGACGGCAAATTCGACGTCGACGCGTCCGCGCGCTGGCATAGCGCGCTATTCGTGTTCAAGGGCGACGTCGAGATTATCGGCTTTACGCCTGTCCTCGTTCCCGATGGTGCGCAATGAATGGAGCGCAATAAACCATGGCCCGTATCGGCTACCCGGTTCTATCCCCCGAACAGCAGGCGCTGGGGCAGACGCTGCGCCAGATGATCGACCAGCTAAATAACCTGTCGGACGGGCGGCTGTCCGCGCAGACCAGCGCGACGACCGCGCCCCCGACTAAGGGGGTGTACGCGCAGGGCGACTACCTGCGCAACACCAAACCAACCGCAGGCGGACCGCTGGGCTGGGTTTGTACCGCGAGCGGCAACCCGGGGACATGGGCCCCCGTCAATGTGAATTAGAGGCACGACATGAACGCAGCCGAAATGCCCCCGGAAATCGCGAACGCGCTGGAACAGCGCCCCCCGCGTCCGTACTTTAAAGCGGTCGAACAGAAAGACCTGCATACGGTCTGGGCGTTCGTGCGGCCTGCGCTGGAAACCGTGCCCCGCGCGGACGGCTGGCTAGTCGAGGACGTTTATATGGTACTGCGAAGTAACGGCGCGACCCTCTACATGATTTACGACGAAACCGGCCAGCAGGCCGGTTTTTTCATTCTGCGGCTACTCGCGGAATTCGACGGCCCGCGCGTCCATATCTGGGTTCTGTATGCGAAAGACGCGGAATTCGACCCGATGGCGCTATTCGTCGACGACCTAGAACGGATGGCGATGCAGGCGGGGGCGACGCGGCTAACGTTCAGCACGAACCGCCCGGGCTGGCATAAGGTCGCCCCGGACTACGGGTTTAGCCCGCGCGAAATCACTTTCGAACGCGAGGTGAAACCATGAGCGGCGGCGGCAGCGGCAGCAGCACGACCCAAGGTCTGCCCGATTGGGCGCAGCCTTACGCGAAACAGATTCTGGAACGCGGGTCTGCGCTATCGAATCAGGATATCCCGCAGTACGGCGGCCAGACTATCGCGGGTCTGTCGCCCGAACAACAGCAGGCGATGCAGATGGTCCAGCAGCGCGCGACCGGGGGCGCGGACGTCACCAACGCGGCGACCGGCGCGGTAACCGGCATGCTGAACAATAACGGCAACCCCTACGCAGCGGCTAACAACCCCTACGCGAGCCAGACGACCAACGTAGCGACCAATCCGTATATCGGACAGAACCCGTATCTGGCGCAGCAGGTCCAGAACGCGCAGGACGTGACCGCGAAAAACTACGCGAG